ATATTACAAGCACAATATGTACATGAGTTATTAACAAACAAAGAGAATGCCAAACAGATCACTTGTCTTGCCAAAGCAATGTACTTTGAAGCATCTGGTGAGTCCTATGAAGGACGTAAGGCTGTTGGACAGGTTGTTATGAATAGAGTACACAATTACAGATATCCAAAGTCCATATGCGGTGTGGTGTATCAAACCACTAAAAACAACGATAAAGAAACTGTATATCAATTCTCTTGGACTAATAGTACACCTAAGATTACCAATAATTATGTATGGAATCAATGTATCCAAATAGCACAAAAAGCATTGACAAATAATGTCTTACATGATAGACTTGCCAAATTGAATGCATTGTACTTTCATGAGATTCATGTTAAACCAGATTGGAAGAATTATAGAAAAGTAATGCAGATAGGAAATCACATATTTTATAGATAGTCATATTCTATAAAATCTATATATTATATCGTAGTACGCCGAAAGGGTCTACACAAATTTCTTGCTTAAAATAAAGGAGACTGACATGAGCAAAATCATAGGTATTGATTTGGGTACAACAAACAGTTGTGTGGCTATCTTGGAAAATGGAGTAGCAAAGGTCATTGAAAATTCTGAAGGCGCACGAACAACACCATCAATCATTGCATACACTAAAGAAGAAATTCTTGTTGGTGCAACAGCAAAAAGACAATCAGTAACAAATCCAAAGAATACCATCTACGCAGCTAAGCGATTGATCGGTCGCAAGTTTAACGAAAAAGAAGTACAAAAAGACATCGACCTGATGCCCTATTCAATCATCAAAGCAAAGAATGGTGACGCATGGATTGGAGTTGACGATCAAGAATTAGCACCTCAACAAATTAGCGCTGAAGTTCTTCGCAAGATGAAAAAGACTGCCGAAGATTATCTTGGTGAAGAAGTATCTAAGGCTGTTATTACCGTTCCTGCTTATTTTAACGATTCACAGCGTCAAGCAACGAAGGATGCTGGTCGTATTGCTGGATTAGAAGTATTACGTATTATTAATGAACCTACTGCCGCTGCTCTTGCATATGGTGTAGACAAAGCAGATAAGAAAGATCGTAAGATCGCAGTATATGATTTAGGTGGAGGTACATTTGACGTTAGTATTATTGAAATCGATAATATCGATGGAGAAAAACAGATTGAAGTACTATCAACTAATGGTGATACATTCTTAGGTGGTGAGGACTTTGACCAAAAATTAATGGATTATTTGGTAGAAGAATTTAAGAAAGAAAGTGGAATTGATATTAGAAATGATGTTTTAGCATTACAACGATTAAAAGAATCAGCTGAGAAGGCTAAAATTGAATTATCAAGTAGTATGAGTACAACTGTTAATCTACCTTATATTACAGCAGATTCTACGGGTCCAAAACACTTAAACGTGAGTATTACTCGTGCTAAATTTGAACACATGGTTGAAGAACTGATTGAAAGGTCTATTGAACCATGTAGAATAGCTATGGCAGATGCTAAAGTAACTTCAGATGATATTGATGAAGTTATTCTTGTTGGCGGTCAAACTAGAATGCCTAAAGTACAAGAGACCGTTGAAAAACTATTTGGTAAAACTCCACGTAAAGATGTTAATCCTGATGAAGCGGTTGCTGCTGGAGCTGCAATTCAAGGTGCCGTACTTTCTGGAGATAAAACTGATGTTCTGTTACTAGATGTTACACCTTTAACATTAGGTATAGAAACGATGGGTGGTGTGTTTGCTAAATTGATTGCTAAAAACACAACTATTCCAACTAAACACAGTCAAACATTTTCAACAGCAGATGATAATCAACCTGCGGTAACTGTTAGAGTTGCACAAGGTGAACGTGAATTATTCCAATATAACAAATTACTAGGTGAATTTGATCTACAAGGAATTCCTCCAGCACCTCGTGGTGTTCCACAGATTGAAGTCACATTAGATATAGATGCGAATGGTATTCTCAAAGTAAGTGCGAGAGACAAAGGTACTGGCAAAGAAAATAAGATTACTATTAAATCAGATTCTGGATTAACTGAAGATGAAATTCAACGCATGGTTAAAGAAGCTGAAGAGAATGCAGAATCAGACAAGAAACAATCTGAATTAATTATTGCCAGAAATAGTGCTGAAAGTAGTATTCATGGTGTTCAAAAAGACTATGAAACTTTTAAAGATCAATTGACAGAGGAAGATCGTACAAATTTTGATAATGCTGTTGCATCAGTAAAAACTGCTTGTTCTGGAGAAGATAAAGATGCTATTGACAAATCAGTACAAGAGTTTTATGATGCAGTTGGACCTATAATGTCCAAAAAACCTCAACCAGAATCACCTGAAAATCAACCATCGTCAAATCCTGAAGATGGAAGAACAGTTGATGCAAATTTCACTGAAGTTGATCCATCTAAGTAAGGATATATTATGCCAACTCGTGATGAAATTCAAAGTTTTTCAGAAATGCTAATTCGATTTGCTGAAGAAAAACAAATTAATATGATGGAAGCAGTATGTCTATATTGTGAGCAAACTGGATTAGAAGTTGAGGTTGCTGCTACTTTATTATCTCCAGTTATCAAATCAAAAATAGAAGAGGAAGCAACCGATCTTAATTTATTAAAGAAAGAAGGTCGGTTGCCTATCTGATGATTACTGACAATTCTGGATACGAATCGTTCTGCTTGTATCACGGTTTAAAGTTACATTTCAGTTCCGATTCGTATGATTTCATCAAATATCATGGCAAGACCAATGTATCCAAAGATTCTTTTATGAAAAGAAAAGACAAATATACTTTTCATAAATTATCACGTAAGTATTCATTGACTGATTTAAAGAATTACATACTAGGAAATATCATTTATGGTAAAGCAACATGGGTGGGTGACATGACAGAAGATAGTTATATGAAATGGCAGAGAATTAATCAGTCATTGACATATGTATGGAAAAATGATATAATATATCTTATGGATAAAGTTGCATCTCCCACTGAATTGATTGCTGTTAAGAATGGTGAATATCCAAAGTTACTTGTAGAAACTATGCAAGATAACATTGCATTTGAGACATTGGTCATTCTTGATGATATATTAGGATTCTTTGATATGTGGTCTAAAAAGATTACAGATGATATTGTGTGGCCAAATATTAGGATCAAAGCATTAAAATATAAATCATTTCTAAACTATGATAAAAGTACTTTTAAGAACTATTTGAAGGAATTGATACATGCAGAGACCTAAGATTGATAAGATATATCTAGATATGGATGGAGTGATTGCTGATTTTGATAAGCGATATATAGAACTATATGGTGAGAAATCAGCAAAGATGACAGTTAAATCTGAAAAGCAATTCAAAGAATTTATCGGTGGTCAAAACTTTGCTACACTAGATTTATATCCAGGTGCTTTAAATTTGATTAAATCAATAAATCAATGTCCTGTTCCTACTGAGATACTATCTTCATCAGCATCACCAGAATATCATGATGAGATCAGTAGACAAAAGAAGATTTGGTTAGATACACATCAGATTACGTTTCACCCTATATTTGTGCCAGGTAAACACTTAAAAGCACAATATGCAACACCAAATTCTATTCTAATTGACGATGATACACAAAACATTGAAGATTGGAAAGATAAAAAGGGAATTGGTATTCTTCATAAGAACTGGTTCTCTACAATGTGCATACTGAGAATGTATGTGTAAGCAGGTGATTATGAATCAAGTGGATAAGTCGTTATATTCCGTTAATACATTAAAATACGAGGTAAATTACTATGAGTTTTGCAAATCTCAAACGCCAATCTGGCAATCTTGACAAACTAGCAGCCGCAATTCAAACACTCAATGCTTCATCCGAAGCATCTGATTCTCGTGACAACTATTGGAAACCAGAAGTAGACAAATCAGGAAATGGAATGGCCACTATTCGATTCCTTCCTGCATCTGAAGCAGATGGTGAAGATGAGTTGCCATGGGTCAAAGTATTCTCTCATGGTTTTCAAGGACCTGGTGGTCAGTGGTTGATCGATAATTGCTTGACAACTAAGAACCAGCAATGTCCTATCTGTGAACACAACTCTACTCTTTGGAACTCTGGTATTGA